GACGCTTTCTGGTTGTGCGTGTATATATATGTACATACCAAAGGAGATCCGGTATTGGATTCCATAAACCGGAATGTGATATGGGTTGAACCAGCATCAGTGGCTGCTCCGAATTCTGACACGATTGATAAGGAAGTCCAAGCAGTTACACAGAGCATGACTGAGTTGGTTAATGACCCAAAGAACGTCGATAAGATGAAAAGCGTAGAGATAGCTTTGTTGACGGCAACCACACTTGCCACGGATACTTTTTGGAAGAAGTTGCTATGTGGTTCGCTATTGATGCTAGATATGGTTATAGATGAAAGTCTTGTGTCAAAGATGTGGACTGTGATAACAACACAGCTGTTCGAAGGCAACAACTTGTCGACGGTATCCGAGATGTTCAAGTCCCTTAAAACTTCAACGACAACTCGAAGTGTGAAGCAGTTCTTAGCAACGTTTCTAACACCGTTGATTGGAAATAAAAGCATAACTGTGGGTGAAATAGAAATATTAGCACTCAATGCTGGTGAGAAAGTTGAGGGCACTGATTTGGTATCTTGCGTTGTGGAGACGGTTAACTATATGGTAGATGCATCTAGATATTTTATGGAGCATGGTTCTTTACTTGGTTTTTTGGTCCCAGTACCTGAGTTACGAGGTTTTATGGAGGAGTACTGGTCGGTGGTTGACAAGTATGACAAAATTAAGAATGGTCAATTGGAAACTGAATTCCCCGAGATACATCAAGAACTCACCGAACTGGCTCTCAAAGCTAGTGATTTGCGAAAGATCACGACTGACCCACACGGGTCCCGCCAGATTACGCAGTGCGCTGGGCATCTGGCTGCAAAGGTGCGAGAGTGTGTAGGGCTGATGACCGAAGGAGGGTTCAAGAGGATGCCTTTCTCATTGTATGTCTACGGTCCAACACGGTGTGGAAAGACAACCATTACTAATATACTTGAGAAACAATTGTCGGAGGAATTGCAAGAGCCAATAACACCAGGATCAAAAGCCACAATTAGTGGTGCCGCGAAGTTTATGACTGAGTTGCATCCAACAACGAAGTGGGTTGTGATCGATGATGTTGCTAGCGTGCGACCCGAGTTTGTGACAGATCCCCCAGCCGAGACATTTCTGCGACTGGTAAACAATGTTGTTACATCATTAAACCAGGCTTCAGTGGAGCGTAAAGGTGAAGCGTCACCCAGACCTCATGCAGTGATATGCACATCAAATGTGTATGATATGGGTTCTGTTGCGACTCAGAACGATCCTAGGCCAATCCTTGCACGAATACATTTGCACGTAGAGATGAATGTTAAGAAGGAATGGTTGACACCACAGGGCTTGTGGGACGCAAAACGATTCTATGATGATTACCAGAAAGGGATACTTGGCGATTCGTGGAACTTCACGATGAGACAAATGGTTCCTGAGGACTCCCCCGTATATTGCAAACGAACTTTGCGTGATCCCCCGCTTAATATTGGTGGTGTGAATTATGCTATGGTTACAATTGAGGATGAGGAGTTTGGTAAGCTAGAAGATGTTGGTATTGACGTGTTTCTCAAAGTTGTTCGACGGGAAGTCGCAAACAACTTGCGAGTGCAAAAGATTGCAGAGAAGCTTAATAAGGAGACGGTATTCACTGATCATTTCTGTAAAACGTGCAAGAATAGATATGAGGCGTGTGATTGCGCTAGTAAAGCAAATGCTGAGTGCGTGGTTAGTAACTTGCCTATTGTGTCTGATGGATCCAAGAAGATGGAACCGCCAGAAACATTAGTGCGGGGTTTCAATCGGAATGCGCGCGATGTTCCCGAAGTTCGAGCCAGAAGTAACGGTCAGCGGATAGCAGTCGATCCTGTTGCGGTGAGTGAGCAACTTGAGGTGGAAACCTCAGTGGTTGTAGAACCAGCGCAGGAGATTGTTGTGAATAGACTCGGGGTTTTGGCAAGTGAACTACATGATCGCATCGTGAGGAACCAAACTGATAAAGTGGTGCGAGGTTTGAAACCTGTTGGATTCCATTTTGGCAACATAGTCGGTTTTAACGTTGACCCAGTAGTTTGCACAAATAAATTGATAATTTTAGCAGACACGCTCTTAAGGGTCATAGCCAAAACAAGAGTGTTCCACTATGCGACATGGATCCCAGGTGATATTAGTGACGATGTTCTGCAACAGGCTGTGATGCTCACGCATGAGCGTGAAATTAACGAGCAGGTGTACTCTTCTGTAGTATCGAAATTTATACGAAGGTTGGGTATTTCGTCATGTGCATTGGTTGCGCCTGCGTGCGGTCTCACAGGCTTGCTGTTGGATCCAGGTAGGGATTCTATCGAACATTGGGTTCGATCAAAGTACGACGAGTGGTTGAGGAATCGACAACCGGAGATTAATACTGAAGAGATGATGGAACCAGCTGACTTGCGAACAATGGTCGAAGAGAGGTACAATTTTACTCATGCTGACAAGGTGTGTAATATGAATTGTGCATTCGCCACAACTGGCGCAGCTCTATTGACAGCGGTCAAGCTTTCAAGTGCGATATGTAGCTTTGTGTTATTCATCATTGGTCATTTGGTCAGCGTTTTAAATCCCGTTGGTATATTTGTTGCGAGTTCAGCGTTGTCGTACGCTATAATAATGTTGACCAAGGACTTAACGGTGGAGAGAGAAGTGGCGGTTAAAACTATTATGTTGCAAATTAGAGGAGCGAGACAAACGTATCGTGTTTTCAGGGAAGGAAACCCTGTGTTTGCTACAGCAGCTGCTTTAGGATTGACTTCTGCAGTTGCATGGAGGAGATGGACTAGAACTGTTATGTGTGAACCGGCAGCGTCCGTGACACGGGATCCATTTTATTATGAAAAGTGGGTTTCAGCACACATGTCACCCTTGGTACATCAGACAGGTGGCGAATTAGAGAATACAGTGAAGAATAATGTTGTGGTACTGACCTATGAAGATGGAAACAATTTGATGCGCACACGCGCTACAGCAATTGGTACATCGAGATTGATTGTGTGTCAACATTTCTTGCCGAAAGAGCGTACCAAGATGAAGTTAATACGTTCACCTATAACTTTCTCACCTGGTGGTTTGGTGACCAATTCGGTGATAAATTTGGATTACGAACCGATGGTAAACGAGACACCCATAGGCGAGACAGAGTTGGTGTTGCTGCGGTTGAAAGAACGAGTTCAATTCAGTGACATTAAGGATAGGTTTTCTACTTCTGTGGTTTGCCAATCTTCGGTTGGCAGAATGATCAATAGGACTTCTGATGGTGAAAGTAAGGTCGGTTGTGTTGGGAAAATACATAACGTTAATATTCAACCAAAAGTAAAGCATAGGATGTCAGGAAAGCAATTCCCTAGCACATCTGGCTTACAATTTGAGGGTGAGAATGCGTATGGGGACTGCGGTTCGTCAATCTTGGTTGGCGATAAGAAGAGCGTCGTACAAGGTATTTTCATGGGAAAGTTGGGCAATTCGCCGTTTGGTTATGCACAGTGCGTGACCAACAAAATGGTTAATGATGCGTCCGGTGTGTTGGATAAGCAGCATATGCCTGATCTGACTACACCGACGCTTGCAGAGCATTTATTGCCTGATCAGAAAGTCGACAAGAAAGCCAACTTCTCTCACCTCGACACGCCCGAAAATCACTATGATTACTTGGGTAAAGTTTCACATTTTAACCCAGAAAGAGATAAAATTGTGAAGACACCTATATCAGAATATTTGGAAGACAATGGGTACCCAAATAATTACACTACACCTGTACCTGGTGCTAACCCTGATATCAAAAGTTATGATTCATCGATGAAGTATATCAAAACTACACTTGAGGATACACTTAGCCCACCGACTGAAGATTTGAGTTGGGCGAGGAGTGATTACTTTGACCCAATTGTTGATGCCGCTAAAAGTTCCGGTGAGGTAGCGCGGCCACTCGATTGGTTTGAGTGTGCAAATGGTGTGCAAAATTCATTGTATGTACATGCTATTGATACATCTACTGCTATGGGGTTTCCCTATGGCGGAAAGAAGAATAGCAGGATGCACCAAGATGATGACGGAAAATGGTGGTTTGATGACGACCTCAAGAAGGACATTGTTCGGTGTGACAAGCAGTGTCGAAGTCTAGTCGTTCCCAGTCAAGCTGCCACAGTTACTAGTAAAATGGAACCAAGACCCAAAGGTAAGGTTGCGAGGAAAATTGTTAGTGTGAATGTAGTAATGACAGTATTGTTCAAGAAGTACTTTGGGCCTGTTTTTGAGTTTATCTTGAAGTGTTCCGAGTTGAGTGAGAGTGCTGTTGGTGTAAACCCATACTCAGTTGACTGGGAGAAAATGTACAATAAAATTAAGCCCAATATTGGTGATGGGTCATTTAGCACAGATATAAGTGGCTTTGATATGCGTATAGGATCAGATATACTCAATGCCGTTTTGCTGGGTTGCGTGAGCGTTGCTCAACAGCTTGGTTATACAACTGATGATGTGAAAGCTATGCATACTCTCATCAATTGGGTTTTGGCAGCACCGACAATTATTGATGGTCAGTTGGTGGTCATGTATAACAGGATGATTTCAGGTGTGTTCGGCACATCTATTATTGATGGTATGGTTTTGTCTTTATTGCAGAGATCGTGCTTCCATAGTATATACCCTGGTAGAGACAGCTTCAGGAAACATGTCGTGTTGAGGACATTTGGAGATGATGGGATTAACATGGTAAAATTTGCTTCCAAGCGATTCAATAGGAAGACTCTTGCGAAGTATTGCGAAAAATTAGGAGTGATCATGACGCCAGCAGACAAGGAAGCTGGAATCACATGTTGGGATAATGCTAATCAGCTGTCATTCCTAAAAAGGGGTTTTAGGGTCTCGAAGCAACATGGACATGTTGTCGGGCCTCTTGATCAAACTAGTATCATGAAACCATTACATATTGGCGTTGCTACAACGGCAATGACGGAAGAAGAATTGTTAATTGAGAACATGACTAGATCATTAGTTGAGATGTCATTTCATGGAAAAAATGAGTGGGAAAAGTTGAGAGATATTTTGGTTGCAGAACCAACTGGCACATTCAGTAAGACTGTGGTGTGTGATTGGACCTATGGTGATTTTGTTGAGGCGTGGAAGATGAGATATTGTTGTGTGGACCCAACCAAACCACTGGGGAATATATCCAATGTTTTTGGTATGCATGCAGTTGAAGTTGAACCTGCATCCGAAACCCGGGAATTAGATGGATACACTGATAATGTTAATGATATACAGCAGACACTCAAAACGAGCACGCCTATGATGGAGGACTCGCGTAGTTCAGTAAGTGTTCAAGCATTTGACACACGTGGTGCAGAAAGCACTGACTTGGGCGCGTTTTTGGAAAGACCAATCATCATTTATGAGAGGTCTGTTGCTGTTGGCTCAGACGTGTTCGATGAAGTTAATTTCTGGAGAGAGTATATGAGATCTGGACCCATACGGGCTAAGTTGAGAAATTTCAGGTACATACGCGGGACAGTGGTGCTGCAGGTGTATTTTAATGCATCGCCGCGGTACTATGGAAAATTTCTTGCAGCCGTGAATTGGCGCGTACCCGGGTTTGGCGCGCTTGGGAATTACTTACCTAATTATATAGATAATATACTGGCGACTCAGACATTGTGTACATATTTTTCAGTGGATGTGGATAAAGCGCAACTGGAGATACCTTTCGTTAGTAAAGCTGAGTATATTGATATGGTTGCAACTGACGATCCCGGTTCTGGATGGGTTGATGGTGAGTGTGGTATTCTATATGTTCGTAGTATGAGTTCTCTGCGGTATGCAGGAGATGCTGATGTGGCGGATTTAACAGACATACAGATAACCATGCATTTGAAAGATGTTGAATTGCGTGGTACCACAAGTTCTGTTATAGTGTTCCCGGCTTCAGAGAAGAGCCCTGTACATCACATTAAAAACATCACTGATAAACTGGTTGTATTCGGGACCGCTGCGATGAATGTCGCCGAAAACCTTGGGATGATTGCATCCATTATGGGGTTCTCACGCGAAAACATCGGTACGGAACCCGGGCTTATGAGGCCCAGAGTTTTTGGGAATACCGCGTTGTGTGATGTACCGACGATATCAGCAAAGCTGAGTGTGCATAGAGACCAATCGATGTACATCGGTTATGATCCACTCAGTGAACACAATGTTAAAGATTGCGAATCATTGTGCTCCATAGCATGTCACAGGTCTTTTATCACACAATTTTTGTGGCAGGAGGCTGACGCACCTGCAACCCATTTGTTTTCCATTAAGGTCAAGCCTTGTATGGCTGGATCACAAGACAATGCCTTGGTTATGACTTCTATGGCTTTTGCGGCATACCCATTTGCGTTTTGGAGCGGATCTATCACTTTTAACTTTGAAGTAGTTGCTTCTTTCCTGCATAGAGGGCGGTTATTGTTTGTGTATGATTGTGCAACTAGTGGTGATTATACACTAAATGAGAACAGGTGTGCCATATTGGATATCACAACGGATCATTCAGTTGGATTGACGGTTACACCAAATGCCATTAACACTTTTGTTCCATCTGATACGCCAGGGCCTTACCACAGTATCTTGGCTTATGATGATTTTGATGAAACTAGTTATGGCGTTCTCTCTGTGTATGTGCTAAATCGTTTGAGTGCGCCAGAGTCGACCAACGGATCACCAGTTGAAATACTTGTTTATGGAAATATGGAAAATGATGCGAGGTTTGCAGTCCCAACTCCGAATATCACGGATATATTGTTTGTGGACCCGGCTTCCGAGTGTGCGCCAAAACAGACAAGTGTGTTAATGAATAACAGTTTCGAGTATGGTGCAGATACATTGGGAATGTACTTCGGTGAGAATATTCTATCCGTTAGAGCATTGATGCAGAGGTTTTCATACCATTGTGTTGTTATATTAAGCGGTATAAGTGAGTCGGAGCAAAGAGTGAGTATAGACATACCAATGAGGGGTGTGTATCGCGGGCCAGCTGGGTCTGATAACCCATCAATAGCTGAAACAGGAACTGCACCCCAAACGTCTGGTGGTCAGTCATATAATTTCGCATACACCACACCACTGCAGTATTGGGCAAGTGCATATGTCGGAATGAGGGGATCCACGAGGTGGAAATTCTTTTTGCAGTCTTATAGTGAGCATGGTTTTCATCAAGGTTCCTGGAAGTTGAGTAATACTCAATATGCATCGTTCCGGCATTTGGGCTTTGACACTGACGCCGACGCAGATGACGTGGCACAAATACTTGCGCATTCGCACATGGCGGGTGCACAAGCAGAGAGTGTCAGAGAACCTGTGGAGGTTGAGTTGCCTTATTATGACCACAACAAATTTCTATTTTGTAGGAGTACAAGGTTTAATGGGGATTTGCCAATGGTTCAGTATGATGCATTTGGTATTTCAAAAGAGGCGGGGACAGTAGACGCAGTACATGTCTGGACAGCAGTGGGAGATGATTTTTCCTTGTTGGGTTATGTAGGACCACCCAGGGTGTATATCCAAAGTACTATGCCTGCTAGAGGCTAACTGTAATAAGTGTG